CATCTAAGAACTTTTTCTAAATTAGATTGAACCCACAAACTTCTAAAACTTGTACCTGTACTGCTTTCAATGTCGTAAAAATTAGGACAATAGTGTTCACTTAGTTTCATTCCTAAACGTGATGTGCTACTAATTGTTGTATCAGTAGTAGTCCACTTACATAGTTGTTGCCAGTCTTTTTTCAGTACATCATCTGTATAATGAGGTAGAAAGTCATATTGTTCTAATTCTTTTGCCAGACTGGGGACGGCAGCATCAAAGTCTGTATCTGATAGATTACGTGTTGAGTAACGTACATTTAAAATGTCAGATAATGTTACCATTCTGATATTGGTTTAACCCAGGGTTCATTGATGAATTGCTGCCATGAATTAGGGTCTGTCATAAACATCCAATCATCATTACCGCCATTTTTTCCTGCTTGTTGACGGCCAAAGTATTTACGATCGGCATCACTTTTAGATACTTCGTTTATGAAGTTATCTTTAAAAAACCAAACTACATATGGCTGGCAATCAATATTCATACCAACTATAATAGCACGTTGCCAATCTTTACTAACAGAAAAATGGTTAAATGAAAACACATCAGTCATTGTAGTTCCCTTATTTTTTGGATTACGATGTGCTGCACCAAATTTAATTTCAGTTGTAATACTGTTAATAATTCTATCATGACCTTTATTTTTTGCTTGTGCAACCGAATGACCGATGTATAGCATCATACGTTCAACATATATCTCGCCGATTTTTCCCTTAACTTTATTATTTTTATTAACATAACCTTTAAGGAAAGTAACATCCCATGGATCAGGATCAGGTAACAACAAATTAGCAATTATTTTATCATTTGCTACTTTATTAGCAATAGCTTCATCTAATTTCATATAAGATTCCAATTTAATAGTTGATAGTATTGTAACTCATCAAACTGTTTAGGATAATATGTTCCTTCAATACGCAAATGCTCATTGGCAAACATCTTATCCCAAATATGTTTCAATGGGTTTTTTGGTTCAATAGCAATCATATGTGCATTGCCATTACTATTCTTTAACCAATATTCAAACTGTTTTGTACGTTTATTACTTTTATAAAAAGTTGTTACTGGTGTTAAGGTAGTGATTTGTTTAATAGGAGGTGAAGTAAAAGTAGGTAATTCTAATTTAATTTCTCTTTTAAATGTATCAAATTTAACATCATACTCATAGAATTCAGGTAATCTAAAGACAATGGGTAACATTTCATCTGTAACTTTTTTATCATTACCATGAATAAATGTGTTTAAGTCTTGTCTATATTTTGATAGCTTAATGCTTTTAAGAGACCATAGCATAATTTTTTTGCTAAAATAATCTCTAATTTGATTAGCACGTATTCTATCAGATTCTTCTACCTGTCTAAACAAGTTATCATCTAACAGACTAGAAATACTTATATATTGTGTACCTCTATCTTTGTTATCACGTAGACGTTTCCAAGCAACACTTAGTGCTAATATATCTTCAGTAGTTTCAATTACCTCATAACGCTTTACATAGTCACTTCTGTGGATGTTTTTAAACAAATTATTAAGATAAGTATCATCCAATGAAATAGATGATTGCGATGCTATGCCTGAACCAGTTCCGCCTATGGCGCCATTCAATGTTATTGTGTTACTATTATATGTATTAGTCAATTCGGATATCTTCCATTCCAGCTGTACGTAAACGCACGATATGACCCATCTGCCATTGTTTAGCTTCAAGGCCCTTCATTATACCTAACCAACGATTTCTTAGTAGTGCCACTTCATTAATAAGTGTTTCAAAATCTACTACTTCATCTTCACCATCAACATACTTTTCAGCATCACGGCTTGTCAATGCTCTATTATACGCTTCTAAGTATTTTTGAAAATGTTTTCGGCGAATTTTCCGTAATTGAATATTGAGATAGTTCAATACTGCTTCTATCTCTTGTAGTTGATTAAATCTATGTTCTGTGATTCCGGGCAATGCGGCAATGTTTTTTTCAACATTACCGTATACCTTTACATCACTTTTTGCAGAGATTATTTCGTTATCATAGTGCGAAATAAAATCGGGTATCACAGCTAAATTAGTTGTGATTCTTGTATACCAATTTGACATTTAGTTCCAATCGTCTTGGTCTTCGTCTTCTTCGTATTCTTCGTAGTCATCTTCAATATCATGTTGTTCAGCGTAACCTTTCAATGCACTAAGCATTTCCTTGTCACCTTTAAACGCATCTTTGATATCGTCAGTCTCGTAGTTGTTGTCAATCAATAGATTGATTAATGTATCTGCGGCATCACCACGGTCATTGAAATCAATGTGTGTGCGTAGTGCATCCCAAACTTCAGCAACAAAATCTAAACTCATTCTGTACCCTCCTCCTCAGGTGTTACAGTACTTATCTTTGTCGTTGCTTTTTGACTATATTCACTCATAACTTTATCTAAGCAACCGTCAACGTTTGCTTCCCAAGCTTTACGAAACTTTTTAATGATTTCACCATCAAGTGTCGTATAGACTAATGAGTTACCCTCTTTCTTAACAAGTTCAGCCTTCTCAATCATATCTAACATACCTGAGTAAGGGCTCATACCTGTTTCATAAGGAATCTTAACTTGTACAGATTCAAATGGTTTCGCATAACGTGTTTTCATAATCTTACATGCGGCACGAATACCTCGTACATCACTAATCTTATTACCATCTTCATCTTCTTTAAGTTTCAATTTCTTCATAGCAACAACGATACTTGATGCGTAAACGAAACCTTGACCACCACTGATTTTATCATCTGGATCAAACATATCTTGACTAGCATATGTGTGATTAGTAGCAACTAAACCAATGTTCAATGAACCGAACATGTTAACACAGTTACGAACAAGTGCTGTTAGTGCTTTAGGCTTACGACCCATATCACCTTTCATGTCACCTGCTTCAAACTGATTAACGTCAGTTGGAGTTAACAACATACCTAAACTGTCTAGTACGAATAGTACTTTAGGTCTATCTGTTTCTGCAAGACCTTTATAGTCTTTAACGAATGTTGAAATAGTTTTACCTACATCATCAATCATAGCCATGTTAAGTTTAAGCAATTTACTTTCGTCTGTGCTTACGCCTAGCGCATGTAGCCACGCTTCATCCAGTGCGTTCTCGGAGTCAATAAGAACTACAAAGATTCCTTGTTCTTGTGCGTGTCTAACGAGGTTTCCTGAGCAGATGAAACTTTTGCCTGCTCCTGACTCTCCGGCAAAGACAGTAACTTTACCAAGAGGTACGCCTTTATTAAAATCGCCACTAATGAGATAATTGAGAGCATAATTTCCTGTTGAGATCCAATCAGTAGGATCATTAAATCCTATTGATAGACCTTCAATACTTTTTGTAATGTCCTTGCGGAACTTACTAATATCAAATGGTTTTGCCATTATATTCCTTTATTGTTTATGTATACCGTTAGTGTACATAGTTAACGGTTGTTTGTCTAGTATATCTGGACATTTTTCTGCGATAGATTCTAATTCCCAATCATTTGGGTAATGACGTAATGCTCCCCTAGCCCTATCTCTAATAATACTAGGAACACGAGGTGTCTTACCTGGATCGCATAGTTCTTCCAATAGTTTTTTACCTTGCTTTATGGCGCGGTATCTTTCGTCACTTGTTGTCATGAAGTTCTCCTTAGGTAGGGAGCAATTGCTCCCTATTACCTTTTAAGACTTGTTTTGTCTAGCACGAATCATTGCTAGAATATCTTGTGCTTTGTCACTAGATGGTTGTGCTGTAGGAACCTTAATAGATTCGGCAGCTGCCATTGCATCTTCTTCCCAAGGTGCTGAAGTTTCTGCTACGGGTGCTGTTGCGGGTGCTCTAGTTTCAGTAGTAGCTGGTTGTTTATCCGCGGTCGCTCCTGCAGGTGCTTCTAATCCATAAGGACGATAGTAACTACCCCAACGTTCCAAATCATATGGTTGACCATCTACACTTGCGTCAAACATTTCTTTGATAACACGCAATTCAGCTTCGCCGGGACGCTTTGGCAAGAACTCTGCCAAGTTGTACAAGCCATGTGCTTCAATTGCAACTTGCTCTGCTTCTGTTAGTGCAGATTCTTTACGTGCCCAATTACTTGTTGAGTAATCAGCATAGCCACCTTTACTTGTTTTCTTAATATTCAAATCAAGACCACGCATAAAGTCTGTTGGCAATTCTTCCATTTCAGGATCCATCAAACTTGCTTTAATGATTGTAAAGATTTGTGGGCTAATAATAAATCTACGAATTGGATTCGCTGGTGTCTTATCTTCACCAATTGGGTTTTGACGAACAAAACCTTGAAACAAATAACTGCGTTTCTTCCAGTATTTGTTTGCTAACTCTTT